AGTAGACCAAAGAGTTGCTGAATTTCATTTAAACAATATAGAGAACGGCTTTAGTGGCTCGTATTTTATTTCTTTCGCAAATGGTATTCCTACTGCTGAAGAACGTAGACAAATAGAACAAAGTTTAGCAGATAAATTTACAGGTGCTAAAAACTCAGGAAAGTTTGTATTGACTTTTTCAGATGATAAAACAAGAACTCCTGAAATAACACCAATAAGTGTATCTGATGCAGACAAGCAGTATTTAGCACTCCAAGAACTTCTAGTGCAAAACATTCTCACAGGGCATAGGGTGACTTCTAAGACACTTTTAGGCATAGATAGTACCAATGGCTTCTCAAGTAATACAGATGAGCTTATAAACGCTGCAAACTTTTACTTAAATACTGTTGTTCGCCCATTTCAATTAAATATACTAGACACTTTACAAACTATATTCTCAGTAAATAATATGGATATGCCTGTTGAATTTGTACAATTAAAACCAATAACAGTTCAATTTGATTCTAAGACTATAAGAGAAGTAATGACGCAAGATGAAATTAGAGAGGATATTGGGTTAGCACCGCTTGATGATGATGAAGATACAGTAGAACAAGATGTAAAACTTTCTAAAGTCGGTATGATAGATGGTGAACCTGTTTTTAGTACAATCGAAGAAGCAGAAGAACACGCTATGATAAAAGGTTGTAAAGGTTATCACGAACACGAGTTAGAAGGAGAAACTGTGTATATGGCTTGTGATAAACACGAAGAAGCAACTGAAATGAAAGCAGAAAAAACAGAATTGCAAAAGTTTATTGATGAATGCGGAGAAGATATGTCTGAAGAATGGGAATTGATAGAAGAAGAAGTAGTAGACGGAGAGCATCAAGATTTTAATTTTGAAGAAGTTTTAAATCAAGCAGCTAACGAAAAGCTAGAATTAGCTAGTACAGGTACAGCTAGGCCAAACGCTAGAAGTAGTCAAGATGGTACTAATAAATCAGATAATGATTTTTATAAAGTTAGATATGTTTATACTAAAGATAACTTCTTAAAACAAGAAGGAGAAACTAGAGAATTTTGCAGACTAATGATGGCTGCTAAAAAAATATATAGAAAAGAAGATATTGTGCGACTTAACAATATTGCAGTCAATCCGGGTTGGGGGCCAAGAGGTGCTGCAACTTACTCAATATGGTTAGCCGATCAACACGAAGATTGTTGTAAGTCTAAAAAAACCGCACTCTATAAAGGTGGCGGTAATTGCCATCACTTTTGGCTAAGACAAATCTACAAAACTTCATTAAGAGGTGCAAAAAGTAAGATAAACTCTAGTCAATTAATATCTTATACAAAAGCAAGAAGTGAAGGGTTTACTGCTGAAAAGAATGATAATTTAGTAGCTAGGCCGCCAAAGAGAATGAAAAATAACGGATTTTTAGAACCACGATAATATGGCATACGTTTTATTTATATCAGAACAAAAATTAAAAGATTCAACAGCAATAAATCTTAATGTTGATACTAATCTACTACTTCCTTTTGTAAAAGAAGCACAAAAGCTTTATGTTGAAACAGCTTTAGGAACTGACTTAACGCAGAAACTTAAAGACTTAATAACAGCAGGTACTATTGGAAACGTGGGCAATGAAGCCTATAAGACTTTAGTAGACGAATATGTTGGCGATATGCTTCCCGGATATGCTCTTTACCACGCTATACCATATCTTCGTTTCAAAGTAGAAAATGGTAATATTTACTCTAAAACCTCAGAAACAGGAAACGCTTTAACTACGGAAGAAGCACAACATTTGAGAGAAGAAGTAATGAATACAGCAAGTTATTATAGAGAAAGACTAATAGACTATGTAAGAGATAACACAAGTAGCTTCCCTGAATTTTCAACTAATAGTGGATCTGATGTTTCTCCTTCAAGTGAAAACTACTATGCAGGAATGAATCTTGAAAAACCAACAAATAGAGGAACTAAACTTACACTAAGAGATTTTTTAACTCCTGATTTAACATAATGAAGAAATATTATAAACCTAAGAAAACTAACATAACTAAGCTGAAGTCCTACTTGGAAAGTAAGCCCAAAACAAAAACGAATGAACGATCTAAAAGACACGCTACAAGTAGGAATAGCTAATGGTTCGGCTATCGGTTTTAGTATAACTGATTGTAACGAAATTTTAACACTTGTTTCACTTATACTTGCTATAAGTTTCACTATTTATAAATTTGTAAAATTTAAAAAATGAAAAGAATAATTTGTAACATAATATACAGACTAACAGGACAACAATATTGTTTTAAATGGTGCGATAAAAATTGCGCTAATAATGAATAATATGAAAAAGAGAAAACTAAACAGCAAGAACCCTAAATACAATAAAAATGAAGAAGCTCTTAAAGTTCGTAAAGAGTTTGTTAAAGAGGTTAAAGGGTGTAAAATTTACAAAGTCTATTACATCTAATTTGGGAAAAATAAATCTTTTATTAATACGAGATACTTTTACTGAAGAATCTACTATTGGCGAACTATTCTTAAATGGAGAAAGGTTTTGCGATACACTAGAACTTCCGTATAGAGATAATAAGCGTAGTATTTCTTGCATACCCGCAGGAGAATATAAAGTACGTTTAAGACTTCCTCGTGAAAGCGCTACACGAGATTACATACATCTATTAGTTAAAGATGTTAAAGACCGTTCTCATATTTTATTTCATAGAGGTAATACAGCTAAAGATACAAGAGGGTGTATCCTAGTAGGACAGGGAACTCAACAAGACATTGTTCATAATTCAACTTTAGCTATGGACTTACTTATAAAAGAAATTATAAATTTGGGAGAAGGTTATGATATTAATTTAATAATCAAAAATAAATAAACTATGAAAAATTACATTATTACACAGCTTTTAACTTCTAAGAAAGTTTGGCTAGGAATCAGCTCAATAGTAGTGCCTATGATAGCAGCAGCACTTGGGGTTGATGAAGAATCAGTATCTAAAATTTGGTGGAGTTTAATCGCTATGTTAGGCGGACAATCTTTAGCAGACTTTGGAAAATCTAACAAATAAAAAACCTGATTCATATAATAGGTTTAGATTAAAACCCCACGAAGTAATAGCAATACAAAAAATGCGAGAAGCTGACACTAGGAATATCCTAGTTGTTGGCGACTTGCACGAACCCTTTTGCCTAGATGGTTACTTAGAATTTTGTTTAGAACAATATGAAACTTACAATTGTAACCACGTTATCTTTATAGGAGATATATTAGATAATCACGCTTTTAGTTATCACGAACCTGATCCTGATGGAATGTCAGCAGGTTTAGAGCTTGAAAAGACAATAGAAAAAGTAGCTGAATGGTATAAAGCTTTTCCTAAAGCTGATGTTTGTATTGGAAACCACGATAGAATGGCTTCAAGAAAAAGTATGACAGGCGGAATACCTAAAGCTTGGATAAAAACTTACAACGAAGTTTTAGGTACTCCTAATTGGAATTGGGTAGAATCAGTAGTATATGATGATGTCCTTTACGAACACGGAGAAGGCGGACAAGCCAAAAGCAAAGCAAAAAATAATCTAATGTCAAGCGTTTGTGGCCATACACATACAGAAGCTTATTGTTTATGGTATGTCGGCAAAAGATATAGAGTATTTGCTATGCAAACGGGCTGCGGTGTTGATTCTTCAACTTATGCTGCTGCTTACGCTAAAAACTTTAAAAAACAAGCCATAGGTTGCTCAGTAGTACTTAATAATGGTACACTACCCATAAATCTTTTAATGCCCTTATAATGAAGCTAAACGACAATACAAAGCTATCTATACTTTATTTCTTAATTATAGTTATAGTTCTAGCACTTTCTCTTTAATTTTCTTGTTAACAATTAAATTGTTGATAACTTTGTAAATAAAGTTGTGAGAAACAATTTTTTTATATATCTTTGCCCTGTTTAACTAAATAATTTTAAAAATGAAAATAACAAACAAACACACAGGTTTTAGCTTTAACCTTTCAGAAAAACAAGCTGCTGACTTCTTTTATTGCAAGAACGCAAAAGGAGAATATATTAATAAATCAGAAGATTATACAATAGAAGATGAACGTAACGAAATAAGCACGTTTAAATTTTTTATAGCTATGGCAGGTTTAGTTGCTTTAACTTATTGTAGTCTTTATTTATACTTTCAATGGAATTACTAATTTGCGAAGATTACCACTTCTATAACAACGGAGTGTACAAAACAATTTCTAAACTATCACCTGATGGTTGGTTTTCAGATTTAGAAAAAGTAGAGCCAAGTATTAGAATATTTGGAACTAGAGAACAAGTAGATGAAGCTTTTGAAACTTATGAAAAACTAACAGGACTTAACATTG